AAGAAAGGAGAAGCAATATGAAAACAAGAGAACAGTTTTACAAGGAAAACATTGATACCATAGCAACTTTAGAGGACGCTCTTTTCGACCTCACCAAAAAGATGGAAATCGAATGCGGTAAACAGGATTTCAAAGAAAAACTGAACAAGGCATGGTCACTTTTATATGAAACATACAAGGAGAACAAATAATGAGGTTTGCGCGAGGTATAACATAATAGGGCGCGTGGTTTGGCACGATTACAGTTTCAACGCTGTTCGCCCATTAGCACCTACAAGGTGCAGAAACCAAACAACATCACAATAGAAAGAAGAGGTATTACTATGGCAAGAGAAAAAATGGTAACAAGAACAGTAACACAGACAACGGCAGAAGTTATGACAATTGACGTCACAACAGCAGAAGTACGTATTCTTGAGTACACTATCGGTGGCACATACGACACTAATGAAATTCTGCTCAAAAAGCTTCAGAAGCTTTTCCAGACCGATACATTCAAGCTCGTAAACATCAACAGCACTACGGTAGAAGATTTACTTCTTGGAATGACAGAAGAGGACTTCATCAGATACGCAAGAGTTCTTCCACCTAGAAACACTAAATAAAGTGAGGAGAGTTAATATGAAAAAGTCAAACACAGTACGTATCATGGTTGAATTTAAAGATTCTGATTCAGAGCGGTTTGTAACAGATTCATTTTCACTTGATGCAGGCGTACTGACGATTAAACAAGATACTGTCAAGCGTACTTTGCGATTAGACTTTATCAAGACAATTTACATATTCTAAGAATACATAAAGTTAGTTAAAACTAACAAGGGCGCGTGGTTTGGCACGATTACAGTTTCAACGCTGTTCGCCCATTAGTACCTACAAGGTACAGAATCTAATCAAAATAAAACCAGAAAGAAAGAGGGAACAAAAATGAGTAAACACTATGTAAAGTTAGTAAAGGAAATGATTAAAGATGACATCAAGGACGATGTGTCAGTAACAGTTGTAAAAGGCACTCTTCTGGTAGACATCTATGTAAATCACTGTTTATGTTGGCACACAGCTATACCACGTATTGAATTGCGAGCCAGTTCATATATGACAGCGAAAATCATAGCAGACACTGTTAAAAATCAGTACAAGCAGTTCATTTTGGACAAGTATTTTGTCCGGAAAAAATTCAAATAAATACTTGACAATCGCCCCAGTATATGCTATTATATAATTGTAGCAAGGGAATAAACAAAAATCCGAGTTACGTTTGCCATAGGTGGTATAGTTTCTAACCTCTATACCACCTACCCCCTTAGTAGGTGTAGTTTAATAGTAAAAATGCGTAAATCTTAAATAATCCTCTCATCGCTCATTTATGCGAAGCAGGTTCAAACCCTGCCACCTGCTCTAGTGCTTTATAGCACTAAACTATATCTTGACGTTTTAAAAAATAAAGAAAGTGAGGAAGAAAAAACATGGCAAGAGTACCAATGGTAACCCGAACAATCACAACTACAAAAGCCAACGTAATGTGTTTAGACATCGAGACAGGAGAGCCTTATAACACGATTGCAGTAGTTCCACGTACCTACAAGGATGATGAAGCACTTCTTAAGAAAGTGAAAGAAGTTCTTGAAACTGAGACATTGAAACCAGTACACGTCGTTGACAAGGAAGAGATTGAAACACTCTACGGTATGACAGAACAGGAGTTCATTGAACACGCCAAAGTTCTGCCAACAAGAACAGTATCAGAAGAAAACGTAACAGAATAACAGAAAAAAGAAAGAGGTAAAAGAACATGGTAGAAATCAAAGAATGTAGTAGAGAATTTACAGAAGTTGAGCAGTATCTTATGACTATTGCACCGTCAATTATTTCAATGAAAGATGTACCAGACGGTACACACATTACAGTTGATGGTATTCTGACATTTGAGGACACCAAAGAGTCAACCGGCGAAATTGCAGATATCCTTTCAATTATCACGCCAGAAAAGAAAGTATATTCCTGTCAGTCATCAACGTTTAAACGCTCAATCAGAGATATTTCAAATATTATGAAAGGTAAATCGTTCACAATTGTAAAGACATCCGGTAAGACGAAAGCAGGTCGTGACTTTATCAACTGTGAGTTAGACGTAGAAAGTCTTAAGTAACTATAAATATTAACAGCGTGTACTTTAAGTAGTACACGCTTTTTTAGACAAGAGGGTGATTTTTTCATGGCAAAAAAGAAAAAGAAAGTATCAGCATATACACGTAACAGAAATCGTATCAACAGCTACATAAGAAGAATAAATAAACAAGGACTTATCACAGACCTATACATACCAACTGAAAAGATGATGCATGACCAAGGTGTAAAGGGAGCAGACCTCACAAAACTAACGTTAGAATTAAAATCACTAACACCAGAGAAACTACGAACTATGGCAGTACCAGTTCACATTCAAGAGGATGATAATATCATGGAAACTGGTTTCGCTAGTCTGGAAGTAGAGGGTTTCAAACAGTCAATATCTGGATTTCCTAAAGAGATAGCTGACAAGGTGATAGCACTTATAGATAAACTGATAGTAGAACAGGGTATTGAAGATGTTGCTATCGCATTAGAAAACATGCCGTATCAGTTACACGACTATTTGAACAGAAATAAGTACGATTCTTCCAGTGCATTAGAGGAGTTTTCCAGTGTCTTGATAGAATATCTACCAGATGCATCTGAACAGTACAAACGTGATTTGATGGACGCTTTTGAGTATAACGAGATAGGTTATACAATTGAAGATTAAAAAATTCAAGTATTATATGTGTGACTTTGAAACAACTGTATATAAAGGTCAAGAGTATACAGAAGTATGGGCGTCTGCATCTGTAGAATTATATACCGAAGATGTACAGATATTTCACTCGATTGATGAACAGTTTAACTATTTCTTAGAGCAGGATTGTAACATAATAGCGTACTATCACAATTTAAAGTTTGATGGTTCATTCTGGTTATCATATCTATTGATAGACAAGCACTTCAAACAAGCGTATGATAAAACAGGTGAAGCTGAAAATGCTGTAGTGTGGAAGAAAGACAAGTTTATGGATAATAACTCGTTTAAATATTCCATTTCAGATAAAGGAATGTGGTACACTATTATAATTAAGGTTAACAATCACTTTATTGAGATACGTGACTCATTAAAACTGTTACCATTTTCAGTAAAAAGAATTGGTAATAATTTTGGAACAAAGCACAAAAAATTGGATATGGACTATGAGGGTTTGCGATATGCAGGATGTGCAATAACAGACAAAGAAAAAGAGTACATAGCGAATGACGTGTTAGTTGTAAAAGAAGCCCTTGAGATTATGTTTAATCAAGGACATAACAATCTAACAATAGGTTCATGTTGTCTGGAAGAATATAAAGAAATATGTAAAGCATCTACTAGGTTACAATTAGAGTACAAAGAGATGTTTCCAGATATGTACGACATTGACTTAGACGAAAGTACCTATAAATACCACACGGCAGGAGATTATATCAGACGTTCCTATCGTGGAGGTTGGTGCTATTTAGTTAAGGGTAAAGAGAATAAAGTGCATAGTTATGGTACAACAGCAGACGTAAATTCATTATATCCAAGTATGATGTCAGGTGAAAGTGGAAATCGATATCCAGTTGGTAAACCAAAATTCTGGTCAGGAAACTTTATTCCAGACAAAGCTTTACAACCTAACATGTACTACTTTGTTAGGATAAAAACAAGGTTTTACATCAAAGAAAACAAGTTACCATTTATTCAGATAAAGTCATCATGGCTTTACAAGGGAACAGAAGCACTTGAAACATCTGATATATATGACACTACGACAGACAAATACTATGCTTTTTATAAAGATAATGACGGCGTACTAAGGGATACAAGAGTTGAACTTACTTTAACTATGACTGACTATCAGTTATTAAAAGACCACTATGAATTAGTAGACTTTGAGATACTAGACGGATGTTACTTTTATTCACAAATAGGTATCTTTGACGAGTACATAGAAAAATATAAGAAAATTAAAATGGAAAGTAAAGGTGCGTTACGGGAATTAGCAAAGCTATTTCTTAATAATCTATACGGAAAGATGGCAAGTAGTAAAGACTCTTCATTCAAATTAGCATACATTAAAGAGGATAAAACGATAGGCTTTCTTCCAGTGGCAGAGTCAAGCAAAAAAGCAGGTTACATTCCAGTAGGTTCAGCAATTACCAGTTATGCAAGAAACTTTACAATTCGAGCAGCACAAAAGAATTATTATGGTAAAGATAAACCGGGGTTTATATATGCTGATACAGACAGTATTCATTGTGACCTTAAACCAGAAGAAATAAAAGGTATCAAGGTTGATGATAAAAATTTCTGTTGTTGGAAACTGGAAAGCTGTTGGGATAAAGCTATTTTCACCAGACAGAAAACATACATTGAGCACGTAGTTGCAGAAAATTGTGAACCTATTGAAGTACCATACAATAACATAAAGTGCGCAGGTATGCCACAAAGATGTAAGGATTTATTTCAGTTATCTCTTGACGGTACGGCACATGAAGATGGATACACAGATGAATCAACAAACAATCATAAAGATTGGACACCAGAAGAGTTAGAGTTTTTATTTGAAAGTGGCACGCATAAACCTATAGTTCGTGATTTTAATGACTTCAAAGTTGGGTTAAAAGTTCCCGGAAAATTAAGACCGAAGCGTATACGTGGTGGAATCTTATTGGTTGATACATCATATGAAATGAGGTAAATGAAAAAGCAGGGGCGAACTAAGTTCGTATCCCTGCTTATCTTATATCTTTAACTTATGTGACAAACAAAGCGTTCAGCGAAAACGACAAACAATGAAGGCACTATACTTTCAAGTGTGCTACCCTGCATGTTCAATGTTGAACACATAAGAAGATACCTAGTAACTTAATGCACTAAGCACAGCTTCTTTACATCTCATATCTTTAAATCTAAATGAACCGCGTTCAAACAAGAATCTAAGATTCGATAATAAGAAGTCATTACGTTTTAGCATAACGTAGTTTATTTCATGGTCATCAGTTGTAACAGTTATTTTTAATCTATATGTACTGTCTGGTCTATCATCACAATACACATACCCGTTCTCTGGAAACTCTCTTATTCCAAACTCACACCCCTTATACTTTAGTGTACAAATGTAAGAGTTTTTTCCTACTGGTTTATCAATGAAACTCTTGTTATCATTAAGGTAAACACACTGACTACTATATGCAACGTATTTATTCTTAGAAAACGCTCTGTTAAAACCGCTAGTTTTCTGTTCTTCACTTGCACTCTCAACGAACCCTTGTTCCAGAATAAACCCGTCACCACGTAGGAACTTTGTATCATCTTTCAGTCTTGAACTAATACCTAGTTCCACATAATAAGGGTTGATAATACTGACAGGGTTACTAAGCATGTACACTGGTACATATCTTACCTGTTTACCTTGTCCACGTGCGATACTGGTGTGGATACTCAGAAGTTTTTTTGTTTCATCAGCACAATAGTGATTGGTTTCAGATTGAAATTCATCAAAGATAAGACGTTCTATATCACTAAAAAGGTGACTATATTTTTTAATCTGGTCAGCACTATTTAAACTAACAGCATAACCACAGCTTTTTTCGTCTAAGAACAATTCATGAAAGATACCAGATGCCCTACGTTTTGATGTCATTGTATGGCTAGGAAAGAACAAACTCCCTAAATCTTTATAGAACTTGTCTACAATATCATCTAGTTCATAGTTGTATCTATAGATAAGACCAAACTTCTCACCTTTATCTAAGAATCTATTTATACAAAGTCTACCAAAGTATGTAGTTTTACCACCAGTACGATTTGTTGTACACATATATATTTCTGGTTTGTTACCATTGATATCTAGCATTGACAATAATTTAGTACCGTCATAATATTTCGGCATATCAAAAATCTCCTTTCCATACTTAATTATAACACACCCATTGATTTTTTGCAAGTATTGTGCTATAATAAAGATGGATTAAATAAGAAAGGAGATACCATGGAGAACTTATATCCAATCTTTGTAGCGTTAGTGTTTAACGCCCTAGACGTACTAACCGGGATTGTGTCTGCCATAAAAAATAAAGACATTAAATCCGCTAAACTACGTGATGGTCTTTTCAAAAAAGTGGGTTTTATTTTCTGTTATTTTACGGCTTGGTTAGTTGATGGGTACGGTGATGTTATAGGATTTAAACTAGGTGTAGCAATATTACCAGTTATTGTCCTTTATGTATGCACAACCGAGCTAGTTTCAATACTAGAAAATATATCCAAAATCAACTCAGACCTTTTACCAGGCAAACTTATGGAACTTTTTCACATTTCAAAGACCAGAAAGGAAAATTAAAATGTTACGAGTATTTATTTCACAACCAATGAACGGAAAAACAGATAAAGAAATAGAAGAAGAGCGATTAAGTATTGTTTCAAAGATCAGTGAAACAGTAGACGAGCCATTTGAAGTTATTGATTCTTTCTTTAAATCAGCTCCACATGGTACAAAACCATTATGGTTTTTAGGTAAATCTATTGAATTATTATCAACAGCAGATTTAGCATATTTTGCTAAAGGTTGGGAAACTGCTAGGGGTTGTATTATTGAACACTCTTGCGCAGTAGCTTACATGGTTGAAACAATTATTGCTGAATAAGAGAGGTGTAATAAATGGGTGACATTAACAAAGCTGTTTCTTTCATGATTACCACAGCAAAGGACAATATTCATGGTTATGACCAACAGCACAGAAACGGTCCAGATTATGACTGTAGTTCACTGGTAGGAACAGCATTATACTATGCAGGTTTTGATATATCGCCATATTCATGGACAGGCAACTTAGAATCACAGTTAAGAAAAGCAGGGTTTGTTGATTGCAAAGCACCATGGAAAGCAGGTGACATTCATTTAAACAGAGGAAACCACGTATGTATGAGTATCAATGAAAGCCAGATAGTTGAAGCGTCAATTAACGAAAAAGGAACAGCCACAGGTGGTAAAACTGGTGACCAGACAGGTAAAGAAATTCAGATTACTTCCTATTATAATTATTATCTCGGTTGGGATTTACACTTGAGATTTACTGATGCAAACAATAACACCAATAAAGCTTATACGGTTGAAGAAATAGCTAAGCAGGTTATTGCAGGTAAATGGGGTGTAGGTAATGAGAGAAAAAGACTCTTAGAAAACGCAGGTTATAATTATGATGAAGTACAAAGTTATGTAAATGGACTCTTTACAAAAGGTGGTTACAAGTCGAACGGCGAAGTTGCAAGAGAAGTTATTAAAGGTGTATGGGGTGTAGGAAAAGAAAGAAAAAACAGGCTTGAAAAAGCAGGTTACAATTACAACGAGATTCAAAAACTCGTTAACCAGATGTTAGGATAATTTCATGCCGGACATCAACAAAGCTTATTCATGGGCAATCGAAACGTGTAATGCCCCTAACGTGGGGTACAGTCAGGCATATAGAAACGCCCAGACCGTAGGCGGTATCACATATTACGATTGCAGTTCTTTCATAAACTACGCACTCTTAGCAGGTGGATTTACAACACCTAACTACGCACCAAAATATAACGCTTTCACAACTTACACAGAAGCAGATGTTTTACTTTCACTAGGTTTCAAAGAAGTTGATGCTAGTGGTGAATACTTACCTGGTGACATTGGTCTTTCAGTTTCCCACACAGAAATGTGCTATAAAGGTGGTAAAGGAAAAGGCGTATTCATGGGGGCGCACACAGACAATGCGCCACTAGAGTATCAGGTTAGCATAGGCTCAACAACTGGAAATCAAAATTACGAAACATCATTCCCACGTTTATTCAGATATGGTGAAGGTGGTGCAACCGGTTACGGGTGTAGTGTATATGTTGTATCAGCAATATGTGGTAATATGTGGCAGGAAAGTGGTATAAACCCTGGAATGTGGGAAGGACAGAATGTTAGTTCGTTTACTGCTTTAAATGTTGGCTTCGGACTAGGTCAATGGACTAATACCGGTGGAGATACACACGGTAGACTTTATAAGTTGCATGAATGGCTTCAAGAAAATGGATATCAAGATGATGATGGTGTCGGACAGTTAAATTATTTAATTCACGAAAATGTATGGTATTCCAGAGATGAAGCTAGTCAATATGCCACGTTAACAGATTTTCTTACTTCCAGTAGTACAGATTTAGCTGAATTAACACATGCTTTCAACATAGGTTGGGAGGGTATTCACGATCACACATGGGATTTCCGTGTAACCTATGCAGAAAAATGCTATGACTTTATTACAAAACATGCTAATGACACTTCAATCAACAAATGGTTTTCAAAAAATGAGTTCTTAACAGTTGACGAAAGACTTAACAACGCCGTTCTTATTTACAGATTCTTGTCGGCAGGTGGTGGAGGTGGTGGAACACACACTACAAAAAAGAAATCAATGCCAGTTTGGATGATGCTAAAATATCATTATTAAGTTGAAAGGAGGTGATTAGATGGCAGTAAAAACTAGAGAAGAAATTCTGGAAAGTATAAAAGCAAGGTTAGGAGAAAAACCTGATGATGAATCCATATTGTTTTTAGAGAACGTTACCGACACACTGGATGACTTTGAAAAAAGAGCAAAAGGTGACGGCACAGACTGGAAAAGTAAGTATGAAGAAAACGATGCGAACTGGAGAAAGAAATATACAGAAAGATTTTTCTCAGTTGAACCAGAACCAGAACCAAAACCAGAACCAAAACCAGAACCAGATGATACCCCAAGGACATTTTCAGATTTATTTAAGGAGGACTAACAAATGGCTAGAAGAATTGCCAACAGTACATTAAACGCTACAACGCTTGACATTTTAAATGTTATCCGTCAGAACGCTTCATTGGAATATCAGAGCAGTGTACCTACAGTTACTAAAGCTACAGATATCCCTAAAGTGGGTGAGATTATTTACGGAACACCAGCATTTGCTAACCAGTTTCTTAACGCATTGGTAAACAGAATCGCTATTGTAAGAGTGCAGTCAGCTAACTTTAATAACCCGTACTCAATTCTTAAAAAAGGATATCTTGAGTTCGGTGAAAGTATAGAAGATATTTTCGTATCTATTGCTAAGGTTGTTGAATACACACCAGAAAAAGGAAATGAAAGAGAGTTCAAGAGAACACTTCCAGACGTTCGTTCAGCATTTCATGTAATGAACTGGCGTGTAATGTATCCTGTTACCATTCAGGATGAAGATTTAAAACAGGCGTTTTTATCAATTGATGGTATACAGAATCTTATTACACAGATTGTGGATAGTGTATACACAGCAGCACAATATGACGAGTTTCTTTTATTCAAGTATCTGCTGATTAAAGCTATCTCACATGGTAAAACCTATCCGGTTTCGATTGGAGCAACAGGTAACCTGCAAGAATCCGCTATTAAGTTCAGAGGGATGTCAAACCTGTTACCTTTTATGAGTGACAAATATAACGATGCAGGTGTGAAAACATGTACACCAAAAAATAGACAGGTTATCTTTATGGATGCCGTATATAACGCAAGATATGATGTTGCGATTCTTGCTGGGGCATTTAACATGGATAAAGCTGATTTTATGGGTAGATTGTTTCTAATTGATGACTGGGTAACCTTTGACAATGACAGATTTAATGTTATTCGAGCTAACTCTGATGGTATTGAAGAAGTTACTCAACAGGAACTTGCACTGTTAAAGAATGTAAAAGCTGTTATTCTTGATGAAAACTGGTTTCAGATTTATGATAACAACAACAAGTTTACTGAGAAATATGTAGCTTCTGGTCTTTATTGGAATTATTTCTACCACACATGGAAAACAGTTTCATCAAGTCCATTTGCTAATGCTATCACATTTATAACAGATGAAGCTACTATCACATTACCAAAAACCATTACTGTACACGTTGGCATGAAAGATGAAACAGATGATGCTACAGTGCTCACACTTAACGCAGAATTTGAAGAGGCTAGTCTTGAACCACAGTGTGTAAACTTTGTGCAGACTAAAGAACTTACAACCGCAGGTATCGCAGTTCAGCCTTATGGTAGCATTATGATTCCTAAAAATCAGGTTGATACAGAGATTACACTGGTAGCAGAGATTAACGGTACTAAGTACACAGCTACTTCAATTATTAACGATGCTACAACTGTTGGCACTGATATTACCTTATCTAAATAGTAATGGTAAGGATGTGTGGTGGTATAATGTTACTACCACACATCCGATAGAAAGGAATGTATTATGTATATAAATCCTCAGACTAATATAAAGTTACTAAAAGATGTGCCACTAGATACAACCTATGATCATACATTATGGTTTGACAGTGCAGGCGCACAGTACAGTTATTTTAGTGGATTGACTAAGTACAATATGAATAACTACAGTTATCAAAGAGTACAAAGAGGTGTAGCAAGAGTCGGTATTAAAGCTGACAGTCTTTATGATTGTAACTACATGATGTTTCAAAATTCAGCTTATGGTAATAAGTGGTTTTATGCTTTTATAACAAGTGTTGAATATGTGAATGATGTAACGTCTAATATCAGTTTTGAAATTGATGTCATGCAGACATGGTTATTCGATTGTTCACCAGATTATTGTTTTGTTGAAAGAGAACACTCGGAAAGTGACCAGATAGGTGCTAACATTATACCAGAGAATCTTGATACCGGTGAGTATGTATTTAATGACTATCATGATTTAACGCCTGTGCTTCAAGCTATGTGCGTTATAGTTATGATATGTGATAACGCAGAAGATCCTGACGGAAACATGATAGAGGGCATTTATAGTGGATGCACTCTTATGGCATTTAACACAACTGACAAGGGAATTGATGCTTTAAACAAAACACTGTCAAACTTTAATCAAAAACCAGACGCTATTGTTGGTATGTATATGTGTCCTGTTATTGCTACAGAACAGACTATACCAGACAAGGGTGAAATTTTAGGACGTTCATTTAAAGTACATAGTTTTAATGTCGGTATTAAAGCTGTTACCACAAGAGATAAACTAAACGGGTATAAGCCTAGAAATAATAAGCTATACACTTATCCGTATAACTTTTTAAGCGTAGGAACTGGAAAAAATAATGCTGAATTTAGGTATGAATTTTTTGATAATCTTGCAAACGCTTTCGAATGTTATGTACCTGTTCAGATGCCAATTCAGATAGCTCTAAGACCTAAAGGGTATAAAGGTACAAAAGTTAGTGACACGCTTAATAATGAAACGTTAATTCTTGATGACTATACTATGTGCAGTTGGTCAACAGATTCTTTTAAAGCATGGCTAGCACAGAACGCTTTACCAGTTGCGAGCGTAGGAACAGCAGGTGCTTCGGCACTAGGGTTGTCTGCTTTAGGCGTAAGCTTTCCACCTTTAGGGGTACTAGCAGGCGTTGGAACTGTTATGAACATGCTGTCACAAGGTTATAAAGCATCAATCGTCGCAGATGTAGCAAGAGGTAATATTAACAGCGGTAACATAGACATTGCAAGTAAGAAAAAATCTTTTTATGGTGGAAGAATGAGTGTGAGTTTTCAATACGCAAGAATGATTGACGATTTCTTTACTAAGTTTGGTTACGCAACTAAGAGAGTAAAAATACCTAATCGTAACAGTAGACCACATTGGAACTATGTAAAAACTGTTAGTGCTACAATGACAGGTAGTGTACCGTCTGATGATATGAAAAAGATATGCAGTATCTATGATAATGGTGTAACATTCTGGAAACATGGCGATGAAGTTGGCAGGTATGACCTAGACAATAGTCCAGTGTAATAAGGTGGTGATAAAGTGGGACGAAGAAAGCATGACATTTTTGACGAAAGTATAGTGTTGAACAACCTTACTTATCGTCAGTATTTGAACAGATTAACAGAACTTGCTATATCCATGTTTGAATGGAAGAATCTACCAAATACAGTTGACGCAAGATATCTTGAATTACATTTATTTGAAACTGGTTGTATGGTTTATTTCAAAGATGATGTAATAGGGGACTTGTGTTTAGACTGTATTGCTAATGGTAGGCTTGACGTGTATGGTAACCCATTGTTAAGAAGAGCGTACAGTGGTTACAACAATTACCAAAAGTTACTAACTTATAAAGACAGCGTTATTATCTGGAATAATTATCTGCACAGTAACAGTATTATTAATGTTGAAATGTTTGCAAGAAGATTATACAATATTGATAGAATTATTGATATCAATGCAAACGCACAGAAAACGCCTGTATTGGTGCTAGGTAATGAAAAGCAAAGACTTACTCTTTTAAATCTGTATAAGGAGTATGATGGAAACGCACCTTTTATTTTTGGTGACAAGAATCTGGATATTAACGCATTAAAAGCACTTAGCACTAATGCGCCATATGTTTGTGATAAGTTGTATCAGTTAAAAACACAGATATGGAATGAAGCATTAACTTATCTAGGTATCAGTAATATCAATATTCAGAAGAAAGAAAGATTGATAACCGATGAAGTTACACGTAACCAAGGTGGTACAATTGCTAGCAGATATAGTAGGTTAGAAACACGTAGGCAAGCTGTTGAAAAAATAAATGAAATGTTCGGTACAAATATCGAAGTCAATTATCGTGAAGATTTTCAGCAGGTTGATGACAATAATCAGCCAGAAGATCCAGGTGCAGATACGATAGGTGGTGCAGGAAATGAGTAAATACACAACGGAAGTTAGGTATATTTGTGAAACTGACAGTGGGTTAGATGAAAGTGTTGGTTTTAATTCTGTAGATGACGTTATTTCAAAATCATGGAACAAGATTTTTACCAGTAAAGTACATTTCTTTGATGAAGATTATAGAAAAGTGCTTTGTTGTAAAATCTTAAAGCACTATTATTTGAGAGAAATTTGCTGTGAAACTGTAGGTATCTGGAAACTTTGGGTTAATACAAAGCTTGAGGAAATTATGCCTTACTATAATCAGTTATATGAAAGTGCTAAGATGAAGTTTGATCCATTCCATGATGTTGACTTAACTAGAAAGCATAACAGAACTGAAAACGAAAAAAGCACAGACAACAGAAGCGGAAATGGTAGCAGAGATGTTAACACAACACAGACAACAAGTAGTAACAAGAATAGTAGCGCAAATGGTGAAGAAAAGAACCTGTTCAGTGATACACCTCAAGGCGGTTTAGTAGGTGTTGATAGCCAGACATATTTAACAGATGCTAGAAAGATTAACACTACAAATAGTGGCAATGAAAGCGTAAGTGGAAATTCTACTGAGAAAAGCGGGAGTACCTATAAAGACAGTGAACAGAGTAGCGGTAATGTTGACACTACAGAAGATTATATCGAAACTATTGTAGGTAAGCAAAATTCAGAAAATTACAGTTCGTTAATCATGAAATATCGTGAAACTTTCTTGAATATTGACATGCAGGTTATTAAAGAATTTGACGAATTATTTTTTGGATTATGGTAGAGTAGAAAGGAGTAATATATGTTTACAGACGTAGAAACACTTAGATATTGGACTTTAAAGGTGTTACCTTTGGTGTACGATGACTCTCTTAGTTATATGGAAGTGCAGGGTAAAATTGTTAAAAAGTTAAACGAGCTGATTAATAACAATAATGAGTTACCAAAATACATTAGAGAACTCATTAAAACGTACATTTCCAGTGGTGAGATTAACAATATTATTGCAGAGATTTTAAGTGATTATATGCTTAGCGTTAAAAATCCACCAGAAAATTTAAAACCTGCCGTTGGTGATGGCTCAGCAGATGACACCGAAGCTATTCAAGGGTGTTTGGAGTATGCTAAATCTCATAATGGTATGTGCGTTTACTTCCCAAGTGGAGCTTATCTTACTGGTACATTAACACTTCCAGAAAATAGTGACGTTACCATGTTCGGGCAGGGTAGATATGTTACTAGATTGGTACTTAGGGGCGGTGTAACAGAGCCTATGCTCAAAGGTAATGTTAAGACACTGACGTTAACAGGACTTACGTTTGATGGCAACGGCGATATACAGGTAAATAATGTTGACCTTATTGATTGTAGTGGAGTTAATATTAGTGTATCGCAGTGTATTCTTACAGACGGGTTCACGTTGGCTAAACTTACTTCAAGTAATAATATTCAGATTAGTCATACAGTTTTTGACCACGCTATTGAAAATGCATTGACTATCAACGGAACAGGAGATTCTAATTGCAGTAATATAACATTCAATTCCATTTCTACTTTAGTTGGAAAGGAATTTATTAAACTTAATTCTGACAATAATGTTATTTCATGTACTGTAACTAGTGACGCCACAAAACTACTCACTATTAACGGTAATGATAACTATGTTGAAATTAACGGTGTTAGAAATTATAGTACCTATGTTGATAATGGTCAAAATAACATTGTTAAAATTGCAAGAAGTGTTTACAAAGGAATTATTAAACAGTTAGATGTTACAGGCGAGAACGCTAATATCTCTTATACAAAAAGCGTATTAAACGGACAAACAAAAACTGAAAATTATACTGGTGATGTTTCTTTAAATACCAAAGGTAATTTAAAAAATGAATGTAAAACAAAAGAAGAAATTGTTAACGGTGATGTAACAGAAAGTGGGGTAAATAAAACAGAAAACTATACTGGTGATGTTACTACTACTGGTGTAAATAAAACTGAAACGTTTACTGGTAATGTTACTACTAATGGCGTAGATAAAACAGAAACATACACTGGTGATATTGTTACTAATGGAAAAACAAAAACAGAAACATATACAGGTATTGCAGGTGTAGAGGCAGATCAACACCTTACTAAAACAAAAGTCAGTAAATCGGAAATTGGTGTGCAAAAGCATGAAAAATATACTGGTGCGGTTGAACAAAATTATGGAAGTGTTACTCAGACTGTAAGTGGTTCATCAGCTGAAACGTGTAACTATAAAACAATAAAAGCGTCAGTAATTGACCTTAACCCAACCAGTCCGTTAAAATATAAAACACCATCACAGTTAGAAACAACTGAATTCTTTAGCTATATACCTATGCAAGACCGAACAGGAAATATAGTCAAAGTTCTAACAGCGAACAATAAGACACCGCTTATTTCATCTACTATAGCAAATAATGTTCTTATTATCGGTGACAGCTACGCAGAGGGTTACACACCAGACGGAAATGTAAAAGGATTCCCTACTTTAATGGGTGAGTACGCAGGGTGGACAGAAGATGTTGATTTCTGGAAACAATATGCAGGTGGTGCAGGGTTCGTCAGTGTGGGTAGTCTTGGTAAAAATTTTAAAGACCTTATAACTGATGCTTTTAATAGAATGACAGACGTACAACGTTTATCAATTAAAAAAATACTAATAGCAGGCGGATGGAATGACGCTGTTTCATCAACAGCTTCTATCACAACAGCTATTAAAGGTACAGTTGATAGTGCTAAAGAAATGTTTAAAAATGCTGAAATCTACATCGCTATGATTGGGTGGAGTGGCAATTATGATAAGCGCGAGCAGATTGTTAAAAATGTAATTCCTGCATATACAAGATGTGGAAAATATGGTGCAAAATATATTACAAACTCTGAATATATTATGCATAACTATGGCGGTTTTGCAAGTGACAATAATCACCCTAATAGTGAGAATCAAGACTTGCTAGCTACCTACCTACTTGATGGTATCAGAAGTGGAAGTTGTGACGTACAGTATAAGCAGAACTTACCGTATCATGTTAATAGTGATGTGGCTAACAGTATACCTAGCTTAGGTGAAATCTGTATGTCAAATGGTACGATAACGTGGAATGTTGGACGTTTCTACATTAACTTTGCAGATATCCGCATTGGTGGAGGTGAAATTCCTGTCATAGCAACTGTAGATAATGACTGTTTAGTGCGTGGCGGTAAAACAGAATCAAACATGTTTGGCGGAGTTGTTAGCGGTTATATTCAAAAAAAGGAAACACCAGATATATTCTATGATTTTAATGGTGCTATTACAATTGATAATGGTCAAGTAAGACTGTCATTTAACAATATCAAAGATGATCATACTGGCTATAAAGATTTTAATAATGTTACATTTGCCAGACTTGATATGGGAACAGTTTGCTGTACATCTCTTAGCTGTTAACGATGCGAGAAGGTGCACGTGTTTAGGTACACATGTGCCTTCTCTTTTTATACAACTGGAAATGGGGTTCGGCTTTTAATGGGGCAAA